ACCTACAAATGCTACTTACGACGGTGTAACTGGTATCTCTACAATAACAATTGCAAATCATGGGTTAGTAAATGGTGATGCTGTAGTTCTTGAAACAGATTCAATCGGGTTCACATGTACATTAGACGGTAATGTATCAACCAAATACTATCCAAGAGCAACTGACCCTGCTGCAAATCAATATTTAACAGTAAGTAACGTTACTACAAATACATTTAGAGTAAATGTTGGTGCATCTAATCCAGGTGATGTTTATCCTCATACCTTTGTTTCAGCAACTGCTACAGCAGTTCAAACAATTGGTGGTGGTGGATATGTTGGAGTTACAACAACTATTTTCCAAGACCACGAAAGACCATTATTTGTTGTTGGTATTGTATCTGAGAGAAGTTTTGAGGTGATAGCAGGTGCCAGCACCATACCACATACTTATCAAGGCGGTGGTCATGTATATGAATTCTATGAAGATTTAACATTTGGTTCTGGTTATCGTGGTGGTAGTGTTGCGATTGGAGTCACTGACATTGCATATGAACATAAATTCGTAAGTGCTGGTATTGGGTCAATTAAAAAAGGAACTTTTGCTGGAGATGCATTTACTGCAACTGATGCACTTTATGAATCACATTCAGGACAACTAATTCTTACAATACCAAATCATACTTTAACAACAAGTGATACAGTTGGTATTGATACTGGTGGTTTAGTATTCAAGTGTTCAAAAGACAATTTCTTCTCAGATCATCCATATCCTCGTGCAGTATCTAAAACAAGTTTCCCCAACTCTGATCCTATCGCTGGTATACAAACTGCAATAACAGAGACCACAACAAATACAATCACCATTAATGTTGGTTCTGGTGGTGGAGGTGGAACTGGTGCCACTGTAGAGGCGATAGTGGGTGTAGGAGGCACACTTTCATTTACAATAACTAATCCTGGCACTGGATATGTTAATCCACAAATCAATATACCTGAACCAGTCTATGAGAATCTTGAAGTTGAGGGTATATCAAGACTAGGAGTTGGTTCAACTACAGATACTGGATTAAATCTATTATTAAATGTTGGAGTTAGTGCTGCATCAACGAGTGTTGGAATTGGATCAACATTATTCACAATAAAAGATTTTGAAATTGCAAGAGCAGGACACTCATTCAAAAAAGGAGATAAATTTAAACCTGTAGGTTTAGTAACTGCTGCTCATTTATCAGCACCAATACAAGAATTTGAATTAGAGGTATTGGAAATATTCAATGACAAGTTCTCTGCTTGGCAGTTTGGTGAAATTGATGCGATTGATAGTATTAAAATACTACAAGATGGTATAAGAACAAGATTCCCATTATTCTTTAATGGCGAACTATTAAGTTTTGAAAAAGTATTAACCGATCCTCGTTCTGCTTTAATAGACTTAGATGCTGTATTACTTATTTTTATAAATGGTGTATTACAGAAACCTGGCGAAGCATATCAATTCCAAGGTGGAACAACATTTACGTTCACAGAGCCACCTAGCGGTGAATCAGGTCCTGGTCTTAATGATAATGATAAAGTAGATATTTTCTTCTATAAAGGAATTGACGGAATAGATGTTCAACTTGAAAATGTCTCTGAGACAATAAAAATAGGTGATGATTTAAGAGTTTTTGCGAATCAAAACTTACTTGGAATAACTACATCACAACAAAGTGAAAGAATAGTAAAAGAAATTCTTAACACAGACATACTTGATACTGACATTTATACAGGACTTGGCATTGATGAAATAAATGAAAAACCAGTAAGATGGACTAAGCAAAAAACTGATTTTATAATTAATGGTGAAGTAATTAATAAATCTAGATCTATATTAGAACCTCAAATTTATCCTACATCAAAAATAATTGGTGATTTATCTGTTATATCTGGAAAAGGAACTGGTACAAATGACGGAATATTCGTTGATGATGCTGTTTCATTATTCTATGAGAATAAGTATTCTGGAATTACAGTTGACTCTGTTGATGCTTTAATTACTTCAGGTGAGGTAAATGAGGGTGCAACTGTAACTGCTAATATAACCTCTGGATCTTTGACTGGATTTACAATCACAAATGCTGGATCTGGATATGAAGATGGTACATTTGATTTAAACATAACTGAACCATTAGGTGCTGGTCTTACAACTGCTGATAGTCTTGGTATAAGCACAGCAACTGCAACAGCAACCTTTAGTGGAGGTTCACTTGTAAGTACAAATGTAACTGATGCAGGATCTGGATTTATCAATCCACCTAGAGCGATAATTCCATTACCCAAATTTAAAACAGAGAAATTAACTGGATTATCTAATTTCCAAGGTTATACTGGAATTATAACTGGTATTACTCAAACTACTAGAAGTGGTGGAGGTCCAGCACTTAGATTTGATTATCATGCAGTTGTTAAAAATAGTGATGGTCAATTAATAAATGCTACAGCAAATACATTAAAAGTAGGGTATCCAATTCTAATTACTGATACAAAAGTAGGAAATGGACTTACATCAGTAGAACCTGGTAATTCATCAGTCGTTGGCATTGGAACAACTTTCCTCGATAATGTTTATGTTGTTCATTCTATAACAACTAATGGTTCAAAAGGAACTATAATATGTCACGTACATACTAATAGTGCTGGTTCTATCAGTGGTATCAGCACTCAGGGACTATACGAAGGCGTTACTGGTACTGCAATTCCTCTAGGCAAATTAAGTTGGGGTAGAGTGTATGGTAATGATGTTGCACGTTCAAATAACCCAATTTCCATTGGTGTTACTGGTTTGACTGTAAATTCTGGACTTACAACTTTCCCAACGATACAAAGAAAGAGTTATGATAATCTTGGAGAAAGAGGTCATAGAAATAGTGGTTCAATAAGAGCTATTATAGCTTGATGCAGAAACCACTATAAATAGAAAGAAAAGTATAGATACGATGTCAGCAATTGTTACTGATCAATTTAGAATTTTAAATGCAAATAATTTTGTAGCGTCAGTAGAAGATACAAATAATTCATATTATGTGTTTTTGGGATTACCGAATCCTACTGGTGCAGAAACTTTAGTGGGATTTGGCAGATCAAGTGATTGGAATACAGCCACCCCCGCACCAACGGATAGTTTTGCCTATCAAAGGCATAGTGGTGATACAATGATGTTCGGTAAAAAAGTATCATCTGCTAATATTAGAAGACTTATTAGAAGAGTAGATTGGGTATCTGGTAATAGATATGAGATTTATAGGGATGATTATAGTCCTACGAATCAAAGTCCTTTAACAAAATCTAATAGATTATATGATGCAAATTATTATGTAATGAACTCTGATTTCAAAGTTTATATTTGTATTGACAATGGTTCTTCAGGTATTAATCCATTAGGTAATGTATCACAAGATGAACCAACATTTACCGATCTTGAACCATCAAAAGCAGGTAATAGTGGTGATGGTTATAAATGGAAATACTTATTCACAGTATCTCCTAGTGATATTATTAAATTTGATTCAACAGAGTTTATTACTGTACCAAATGATTGGTCATCATCCACTGATTCGCAAATTAGAACAGTAAGAGAAAATGGAAACTCTGATATAAATTTAAATCAAATAAAACACGTTTACATTGAAAATGGTGGTACAAACTATGCAAATGATTTATCTCAAGAGGTAAACATAGTTGGTGATGGAACAGGTGCAAAAGCGAGAGTAGATGTTGTTGGTGGAACTATCACGAATGTAACTGTAAGTTCTGGTGGAAAAGGTTATACTTATGGTATTGTTGATCTGGATAGTTTAAACTCAAATGCTCCATCAAATGGAAAAGCAAAGTTAATACCTATAATACCTCCTGCAAGAGGTCATGGGGATGATATTTACACTGAGTTAGGGACTGATAAGGTTATAATTTATTCTCGTTTTGACGATTCTACCAAAGATTTTCCTAGTGATACTACATTTGCACAAGTTGGTATTGTCAAAAATCCAACTAAATCTGGAACTGATACAGTTTATAGCGATAATACATTCTCATCACTACAGGCAGTAAAGTTTGAAAGTGTGACAGGAACTCCACAAGTTGGTGAAAAAATAACACAATTATTAACCGTGAGTCCAAATGCAGGAAAAATTGCTAAAGGATTTGTTGCATCTTATGACAAGGATACTAAAGTTTTAAAATACTTTAGAGATAGATCACTTTATTTCAATAATACAACATATGACCAAACAGATTATGTTGGAGTTACCACATCAGCTGTTATATATCAATTTGAAAGTGCAACTGAGGATAACGATATAAAAGGATCTGCCTCTGGATTCTCAGGTGGTATTATGAATTCATTTTCAGGAATAACTACTAATCCAACTGGAAATAAATTAATAAATCTTGGAACAAGATTTCAGGCAGGGTTATCTGATTCTGAGATAAATAAAGGGTCGGGACAAATAATTTATCTAGATAATAGACCAGAAATTGTGAGGAGCACTCGACAAAAAGAGGACATTAAAATCATACTAGAGTTCTAAAATGCCACAAAAGACAAATTTAAATATAAGTCCTTATTATGACGACTTTGATAAGGCGAAAAATTTTTATAAAGTTCTTTTCAAACCTGGAAGTCCAGTACAGGCAAGAGAATTAACTGGTTTACAATCAATATTACAAAATCAGGTTGAATCATTTGGAAAACATGTTTTCAAAGAAGGTTCGATGGTCATACCAGGTGGCATTGAGTATGATACATCTTATTTTTCTTGTAAAATTAATCCAAATCATCTCGGTTTAGATGTTTCAATATACTTAGATAGTTTAATTGCAAAAAATAATGGTAAAGGTGTAAGAGTAAGAGGTCAAAATTCTGGTATTGTTGCAACTATAAAAAATTATGTTCTACCACCAAACGAAGGTGTTACTGAACCAACTATTTTTGTAAAATATAATGAGTCTGGAACTGATACTTTAAGCACACTTTTCCCAGACGGTGAGGTTTTAATTTTAGAGGAGAGTGTAACCTATGGAAATACTACTTTAAACGCTGGTGAAACCATATTAACTCTATCTCTAGAAAATGCTTCCACAACTGGTTCTGCTTTTGGAGTGAATGAGGGTGTATACTTTATTCGTGGAACTTTTGTTGATGTGTCAACATCTTTGATAATATTAGACCCATATAACAATAATCCATCATATAGAGTTGGATTTGATATAATTGAAGAAGTCGTAAATGCTAATGATGATTCATCTCTATTTGATAATGCAAAGGGATTTGCAAATTTTGCTGCACCAGGTGCTGATAGATTTAAAATAACACTCAAATTAGCTAAAAAATCTATAAATGATTTTAATGATACTTCCTTCGTTGAATTATTCAAGGTTGATCAAGGTGTAACTAAGAAGTTACAAGATGATTCAGTATACTCGCAGATTAAAAAATATTTTGCTAAAAGAACTTTCGATGAGTCTGGAAACTATGCAGTTGAACCATTTCGTGTTAATTTACAAAATTCATTAAATGATGAAATTGAATCAAATGGATTATATAATGAAGATCAGTTAACTGATGATGGTAATAAACCCTCAGAGGACACTATGTGTGTCAAATTATCACCAGGTAAAGCATATGTGAAGGGATATGATGTATATTTAAATGGCACAACTGTAATAGATGTTGATAAACCAAGAGATGTTAAAGAGGTGCCCTCTGCATCTGTACCATTTAGTATGGGTAGTTTACTTCGAGTAAATAATGTTCAGGGAACACCATATATTAATTTGGGTGGAAATAATACAAACATCATTGGACTTTATAATCAAAGGAGAAGTGGTTCAACATCTTTACCCACTGGATTAAAAATAGGAGAGGCAAGAGTATATTCTTTTGGAGTTTCAGATTCAGCATATGAAAATGCTTCATCTGAATTTGATTTACATTTATATGATATTCAAACATATACTACTCTTAAAATAACAAATTTAGTAGGTTCACAACCTAAAGGCACTAGAGTTAGAGGATTATCTAGCGGTGCCATAGGTTATCTGGCAGAAATTTCTGGAACAAGTGCATCAGATGAAATTAATGTATCTGAGACTACTGGTACATTCATTGTTGGAGAGCAATTAATTTACAATGAAAAAACTACAGATACAAAATCTTCAGTTGTTAAGATAAATGCATATAATGTATTTGATATTAAATCTGTTTTCCAAGATATTAGTACAATTAGTGGAAGTGGTCTGGTATCTGATTTTATAGCAGATTCAGTTCTTTATGATCGTGTATTATCTGGTTTTTCACCATCAGATCAATTAGCAGTCACTGCAACAGGTGGTGCCACTAATACTGCCACTGTAGCAGGTCGTAATTTTGCAGGTAAAGTAGGACTTACTACAGATTCAGTTATATCTTATAATTCAAATGATTTTACGGATCCTGTTTATAATCGTGTAACAGATATAACTAACAGTGGAAAAACACTTACATTAGTCGAAGTCCCTGATGTTACTGATGTTAATGAGGGAGATACTATAACTAGTGGCACAACTTCAGGTGCTTTTAGAGTTAGAGTTCCTTTAATATCAAATATTGATGATGCTGGATTATATACTAGATTACCTAGAAGAAATATTTCAAATTTAAATTCTTCTAATTCTAATTTAATAATCACTACTCAAATTACAGGTAAAACTTCAAGTGGTAATACACTATCATTAACAAGTCAGGATGCTTTAGATGCAAGTGCAGGTATTACAAGTGCATTTTTTGAACCATTTGATGCTGAAAAATATACAATAACATATAATAATGGATTAATCGAACCTCTATCAGCAGACAAGGTGAGTATCACAAATAATGGTAATGATATTACATTTACAGGATTGGAATTCAACCTTCCTTGCACAGTAAATGTAACACTTAAAAAAGTTGGTGTTACAAGCAAATCAAAGAATTATATTAGAAGTAAGCAATTAGAAATTACAAGAAC